TTAAAAAGGTTGACACACCCGCTTAAAATAGTATATATTATCTTATGAAGGCTTATCGTGTCCAATGTCGTCTAGGAGGATATCTGATTGTCTCAGAATTCAAAGGACAAAATGACGATACGATACAAAAAGACTTCATTAACGAATTAGAAAAAGGAAACTATTCGGTTGAGAATGAAGGCGTTTATAGATCAGATCGTTTGTACTTTTTCTATGAGGAGATAAACTATGAGCCCAGAAGCAAACAAAAAGCTGTTGGCCAGAAAGATGGAGCTTGAAAACAGATGGAATAACAAATACCTAGTTGAAGGTAGAGTTACTGTTGATATGAAACCCATCGAAGAAGAAATAAGACGAGTCAGAAAAGAAATGGTTATGGCTGACCAAGAAATATGTAGACTCGCACACAAAGATTACCACTTAGAACAAAACGATTTAGTAGTTAACGGTTAGTTTTTTTGGTAATACTTTTTTAAAAACAGGTTTACTGTTTCGGGATATCTTTCGCTGTAATATTTTAAGCATACAATCGGCACAAAAATATTCTTCTTTATCTATTACGTGGGCTATTTTTCTACAAATTTTGCAGAGATATTCCATTACAAAAATATAAGTACGTAAAGTATTCCAAAAATTTGGATAGTTAAAAATAAAAATATTACAAGTCCTTCACCATTCATTAAGAAGTTTCCCCCCAATTTTTACCAATAGCAACATCAACGACACTAGGAACTTTTAACTCCATACAGTTTTCCATAATATTTTTAATATTCTTTTCATCTTCTTCTGTTTCTACATCAAAACATAATTCATCATGAATTTGTAATTTAGGTACATAACCTTCTTTAGCACATTCAACAACAGCAAGTTTGGTTTGATCGGCTGCGGAACCTTGTATTAATCTGTTTAAAGCTTTATAAGTTTTAGATCTTTTAATATTATCTTTACCGTATTTAGCTACAGCATTTTCAAAAGTTTCGCTTGTCCATAACCCCCAATCTCTAGGTTCCCATTCATCAAACCTACATTTACGACCAAGCTTTGTTCTAATCACACCTTCTTCATCAGCTTTCTTCATACAACGATCAGAAAGTAATTTTACAAAAGGTACTTTACGATTATACTTTGCGATAATGACATCTCCCTCTTCTCTTTCAAGTCCAAGTGAATTTGCTAATTTGTTTTTACCCATTCCATACATCAAACCAAGTCCAATTGTTTTAGCTTGTTTACGATCAATACCCACCAAGTCAGCCACAGTTTGATGAAAGTCTGCTGAAGCATTTGCATAAGCTTCCACAAGTTCTTGTGATCCCTCATAACCTTCTCCAATTGAAGATGCATAATGAACAACTAGTCTTGGCTCTTGTTGTGAATAATCAAAAGAACCCCAATGACAACCTTCTTTTGGCATAAATAATCCACGTATCTTTGGTGCAAATTCTAAATTTCTAGCAGGAAGTTGCTGTAGATTAGGATTAGACATAGATAATCTACCAGAAACTGTACCCCCTGAGTCAGACCTGAGTTGATTTATCTCTGCATGTATTTTACCCTTGTGTGCAAATTTAGTTATACCCGTTAAAAAAGTATTGTGAAATTTATTAACTTCTCGTGCTTGAACGATTAATTTTGATATTTCATGGGGTGAATTAAATAAATAATTTTGAGTAAATGACGGTTCGTTTGTTTTCTGTGTTCTTGGATACTCTATACCAAGTTTATCAAAAGCTTCACCGATTTGGCGTGCTGCCCAAATATCTATATCTTTTCCTACTAATTTTTTTATTTTTTGTAATAATGTTTTTTCTTGAGATGCAAATTCTAATTTTAATGATTCAGCTTTTTCTAAGTTAACATTAATCCCGTTTGCTCTCATTTCAATTAATACAGGTAATAAGTTAGATTCTAATTCCCAAATAGTTTCTATGCTTTGTGTTCTTATTTCAGCTTTAAATCTTTGCCATAAAAGGAGCGTGAGCCGTGCATCTTGTTCCGCATAATGTCCAACATGTTCAGCAGGTAACTTCCACATTTCTGCTTTAGCATCTACACCATGCGAGGCCGCTGCTTCTTTTAAATCCGCTTCAGCTTTTACTTCTCCTAAATAATCAATCGCTAAAGCATTTAAGGAATAACTCCATCTGTTTTCATTGATCAAGGCCGCTGCAATCATAGTATCTACAATCTTGCCATTGACTTTAATTCCAGATGCTTGCAACCAACCTACATCGTATTGTGCGTTATGAAATATTTTAGTTGCGGGTAAAGCACAAACATCTTTCATATATTGCTTAACTTGTTCTGGTATTAAGTTACCTCCACCAAAATGACCGAAAGGAAAATAACCTTGCCAACCTTCTACAGCAACAGCAAATCCAATAATTTCTCCACTATTCGTTGCCCAACCTGCACCCATTCCTTTATTGATACCTTCATCTCTAGTTTCTAAATCAATTGCAATTTCAGAATATCCTGATAAATCTTTAAATTCACTTGGTGCTGTCCACATATGTTTTTTAAAATTCATAGTTAATTGTAAGCTCATTGTCCATCCTCATATCTAATTTCCCCCTCTAAAGAACATACAGGAGGCAATGCTTGGTTATTAAAAATAAAATCAACTCCCATTAATTTTCCATTAACAAAAACACTATCAATATCAAAAACTTTAAAATTACAATTTGCCATATAGTTTATATAATGTTCAAAGTTAGGGGCTCCTTTATTATTGTTATATACAGGGCACTCTAGTTGTACCCATTTAGTAGTTTGGAATAATTCTAAACTACCCTCTATTACTTCTAGTTCTGCTCCTTGTATGTCCAATTTAATAACATCGTAAGTTTGTTTTGGGACAACATCACTTAATCTTTTAGTTTCAATTTTCTTTTTGTCAAATATAATATTTGAATTTTCTTGATATAACGAAGAACCTGTAGCTTTTTGTTTATTAGTTGCAAAATAAAAATCTCTTTCTTCATTGTGTTGGCCTAAAGCAACTTTATAAAACGTACCTAAAGTTTTTAATTTTTCTTCAAATATATTTTGTGGGTCTATCAAATGACAATTTACATTAGGAAATATTTCTTTTATTCTCTTTGACCACAAACCTTCATGACAACCCCCATCTATGACTTGTTTAATATCAACTCCAAATGTTTTTAATTTTTCATAAAATTTAAAATTAAATTCTGTAGGTTTAAGCATTTAATATTTCCTTTTTAAATGCCCTTGAATTAGATATACCTTCATTAATAGATTTAGTTAATAGATTTGGATAATCTTTTACTGTGTTAAAATTTTTTTCATGTTCATAATGTGTAATAGAGAAGTCATCACTCCATAAAAAATAATTATTCCACATAAATGGATCTTCTAATATTTTTTCTGAATCTATATTGATTTGTACACAATCAATTATAGGGTATTTATGTAATATACTTATGTCATTACCTTTTGACCAAACCACACTGTGATGGTGATGATATCCTTTAAAATAGCTTTTATCGCTCTCTATATATTTAGTATTCTCTACTAAAGGTGATGGATTTTCTATATATCCTGCTTTAGCTACTCTTTTACATTCATTTAAAAAATGTTTTGGATTATATAAATCTTCTACAACGTGTCTTGCATAAATAAAATCAAACTCTTTATTTTTGTATGGGAAAACTTGGGATGAAAAGTCGCACACCGAATAATTTTTTAAACGATTTTTCTCTTCCTCACTATGGCCACAAAAATAATTTGCTTTTGCAAATGGTCTTAAACCTGGGCCCAGTTCTAAAACTTTACCTTCAGCTTTAGACTCAACATAATCTACAACTTGTTTTATAGGTTCAAAATATCTTTTATTTATCATCTTTAAGTTTTTTAATTTCTAATTCACAGTAATGAATTATCTTTTCTAAATCTTGTATACCGTTTTTATTTTTATAACGGCAAACGTATTTCACAACGTTTCCTTGAAAGAACGATAGATCATTCTTTGATATAAACTCATAGGGTTGTATGGTAAAATTTTTATAGTGATTTCCCCCAATTTGTTTTCCTTGTGGAAATGCTTTATCAAATATTTCTTTATTAGTCATGTCTAGTTTCCTCTAAATATATTAAATAGTCTTTACCAATGGGGTAATGATACTTATAGTCAGTTGATAAAATATGTAAAGTATTTTTTGCCCGTGAAGCCCCAGTGTAATAAACTTTTCTTTCTCCGCTTTGATCTTGTTTATTTTTACGGCTAAAGTCAGAAGCATAATCATTCTTACTTGCAAGAACAACGTGATCAGCCTCTCCTCCTTTTACACTATGTATAGTATCAATTATTATTTTTGGTTCTTCATTTAAATGTTCTTGTCCGTATCTTTTAAGTAATCTAATAAAATATATTTTCTGTTTTGATGTAAAGTTTCTACGAAGAATCCACCACCATTCCTTATTTTTCTTTTCATCAGGTAATGTTAAACCACACCATTCTTTTAACTCTGTAAAATTATATGTTTTAAAATCGGGCTGACTCATCCAAAAGTTATCTTGTCTATATGCATCTTTTTCTAAATCTCTAACATATTTAAACATAACTTCAGCATCTGATTTAGTAATAGCTTTACCATTAGCAACAGCTGTCCATGCTTTTATGGCTTGCCATTGTTTACGATCAAAAGATTTATTTCCTTTATTATCTCCAAAATATAAACCTGCTTCTTTAGCTGCCATTCGTAGTTCATTTACTACTTTATTAACTCTCCCTAAAATATACCAGGTACCATCTAAATTAAAATCTATCTCTTTAAAATTTAAATATCTTTTAACGCTTCCTTCCTTATCTGAAGGTAGATATTCTTTTTCTTCAGAGTCTATAATTCCTCGTCTAATAATTTCTGTAAAGTGATGTATAGCTTCTCCGAATCTTCTTGTCTTTCTTAATACAACCTTTCTACCTGGAAAATAAGTTGTAAAATATTTTGAGTCTGCTCCATTCCATTGATAGATACCTTGGTCATCATCTCCCGCTAAATAAATTTTGTTTGAATTGTTAGCTATTTTAAATAACACTGACCATTGTAATGGAGTAAAGTCTTGAGCTTCATCTAAAATTAATACATCTAATTCAGGAAAATCTATTTCATCAATAGCTTTTTCAATCATATCTGTAAAATCAATAAAGGAGGTTTCTCCTCCTCCATTCTTGTAGTGTTCATAAGTTGCAATCTTTCTTTGAAAAACATCAATATTATCTTTCTTATAAGATTCTTTTTTGTATACTTTAATAGGATCCGCCATCATATTTCTTGCCTTATCATAAATAGCTAGAGACCAATCCTTGTAAATAAATTCATCATCTTCTAATCTGTTATCAGATCTTTTAATAATGCTCTCTTGTAATGCATAATCAATCATACATGATTTAATATCAAAGACTTCTTCTTTAAAATATCTACGACAATACTTATGAAGTGTTTTGAATCTGGTGAAATTTTCAATAGTGTATTGTGGGAAAGCTGCCAAAGCTCTTTCCACTGCAGTATTAACTGCTTTATTAGTAAATGAAATAAAAGCAATACGTTCTGGTTGAATACCATTTCTTAAATGTTTTTTTAAAATCCTTTCTATTAAAGTATAAGTTTTACCAGTACCAGGTGGCCCATATATTTTAATCGTCTTTTTGTGTAGTCGTTTTAGTTTTTGAATCTCTGAATTTTCCTGTGTGGTATCCATCATCCATCTCCGTTAAAGTGTTATCTACTTTTTTTGATCTTTGTTTTTTAATTTCTTGATGATTAATAAACTCTGGCATATCAACAGCCCAAATATTTTTTTCTCCTTCGTGGTATTCTAATCGTTTACAATTTAATAATCTTAAAGCTTCCATAGAATTATTAAATGCTTTATTCATTTTCTTTTTCATCCAATTATCTAAGGTAGTTCTTTTAAAATAACAGACGTTTGTTTTTGACTCTAATACAACATAACCATCTTTAAGTTTTTTAAAATCATCTTGTTCAATAGTATCTTCAAAAAATTCTTTTAAAGTTTGATAACGAATATCATCAATATGTTCTTGATAATTGAAGTCGCTAGACTCTTGAGCCTTTTTAATTAAACCATCTAAAAATAAATCCCATACACTAATATTTTTTCTTTTAGGTAAATTTTTCCAAAGTATTTTATAATTTAATAGTTTCTTTTTAAAATTTAATTCTGATGCCATATCTTCTGGCTTGCAAATAATCTCTTCCCCTTGATATTTAAATCTGTAAAAAGATTCTTTAATATCTCTAATAAACATAACTTCATCAAACTCATCTACTAGTGCAGGTGTCTCTTGAAATATACCTAATGATCTATTCTTACATAATTCTTTATTACATATTGGTGTAATAGCATTTAACTTAGGTGGACATTTATAAAAATAACCACCTTTCTTAACTGATTTAGCAGTAGTAATAACTTCTTTTTCTGGAAGAGGTGTAGCAAATATTTCTGTATTCCTTTGCCTACCTATTTCAATTAACTCTTCTATAGATAAACTTTCATTTTTTTTACATTCTAAAACAAGAACATTAAATAAAAAATCATTTCTATGATTACCAGACCATTTCTCTTGTATCATTTTTTGAACACAAGGAGGATAATCTCTCCAAGAACTTTCGGGTTCATAGTTTGTTGCTTTAAAGTTTTTAATTTGTTCTAAATTTGTGCGTTTAAGTTGTGCTAATTCTATAAAAGCTTCTAACATAATTGGTGTGCCATCTTCATTGTAAGCAAATTCAGTAGTCATCTTTGCGTTAAAGTAAGGCATACCTAATGCTTTGTTCATCGGAAATACTTCATTAGCCATGAAGTAATCATTATTCCATTTATGTAAAATTTTTAAAACTTCCTGTTTATCTTCCCAATCTTTTAAAAATAAAAATATATGAAGACCACCAGACTTAGATCGAACTGGTATCAAAGGTAATTTATTATTTTTTATTATATCAATATATTTTTTTGAACTGTAATCTTTATAATTTTGTGGGTCTACATCAATACAACCCCATTTAATTTTATCTTCTCTCTCTGGTCTTAAACCAATAACATACTTACCCTCTAAATGCTCTTGCCATAGAGCAGAGGTCACAGGTTCGTGGAGCGTGAGGTAATCCGCTTTTCTCTTGCCACGTTCATCTTGGTCACCCGTTAGGGTGACCTTAATGAATTGACTAGAGTCTCCTTCGAATAACTCTAATAGTTTGTTATGCATTAAAATGGAGTAGATTGATCGTTACTCACATTTTTAACTTCGCTTTTGTTATCTTCTTCAAAAGCAACTTTACTAAAGATATCTTGCTTCTTGCAGCTCTCATAAAAAGCTTTAGAAGTTTGTAAAGCATCAAGATGTTTAGCAGGATCAAGAATTGAATCAAATTCAATTACCCAACCATACCAACTATTTTGACTATTGGATTCTTTTGTTGCCTTTAGTCTATATACTTGAGACCAAGAAGGTGGAACAAACAATCCATTCTTTCCTTTTATTTTTCTACTAATAATCATAGAATTCCACAACTTAGATTTTTTCTTTTGTGTAGACTTCATTGGAATTAAAGCCATTTCAATTGGCTCATAATTATTATTTAGTAGTTGAACAAAGTGATTACCTGTATCTTCAATATAATTACCATTAGATAATCTATCTTTACCGTCATCGCCTTTGTTTGTTTTAGTCATGATAGATGGATCTGTGTGTATATTTACAGGTCTACCAAGACTCTCTCCTCTATCTTGCCATTCATTAAATGTATTATTGTAATGACAAGGTACAGCTAAAACACCCTCTTTAGCTTTGTAAAGAGAGGCAGTGATTTCATTATAGATATCACCTTGTTTTGCTTTTTCGTTATACTTTCCATCACTCTCATCTAAGACAGCTGAGTTTGAGTAAAGTATTTTTAGTAAAGGTAATCTAGTATCACGACTTGTGATATTTTCCGTACCTTGACCAGATAAAGCTTCAAGATCCATTTTTACTGGAACTCCAGCTTCTTTTTTTGGTGCTACTTCTTTAGTAGCGTTTTGTGCTTCAGACATTATTTGTCCTCCTTCTTAATTGTTACACGGTTTGCAACGTAAACACCAAACATATCATTTGGTACTTGTTTCCCATCTTGGATTTGTTCTTTAACGAACGCTTTAAGGGTAGATGCATGAACAGCTTGTTTCTGTTTTACATTGTAGCCTTTTTCTTGAGCATCATGTATTACAGATTGAGCCATCTCATCTTGACCTTTTCCAAATTCGAGAATGACGTTGTTTTTAATTAAGTCTCCATGACCGTTCTCACGTAACCAATTGTGAGCACGTTCTTTAAAAGACTCATTGATGTGAGCTTGGTAGTAAGGTTTTACATTTACTACACTCCCATCGGTTAGCTCCATCTTGGATATCCCCGCTTCACGCATTAAGTTTGGAATAATGTTATCAGAAAGATGT